CGAAGATTATCTGTCACACAAAGACGAGGGGCGACGTGCTAACTTTAAGGCCAGGCACAACTGCTCCGAGAAGAAGGACAAACTGACTCCCGGGTATTGGGCCTGTAACTACAACTGGTAATTTCATGGCAAAAGCAAAAGCAACTTCCACAAGCAAAATTGAATCACGGCCCAAAAAAACAAAACAAGGTCAGGGCCAGAACTCATTACCTAACCACGGTCGCAAAAAAATGCGCGGACAAGGTAGGTAATCTGTGTATGATTGGGAGTAACAGTAGTTACTCCCATGGCAGATTTTTCTTATGCCATTAATCTCATTCGTAAATACGAAGGGTTTAATGAAAAAGCTTATGCCAATCCCGTCACTGGCGGAGAACCTTACACGTTTGGATATGGCACGCAATTTTATCCTGACGGTGCGCCAGTAAAGAAAGGGCAGTGTTGTAGTAAAGAAAAAGCTCTGGAGTATCTCTTTCATGAAATCAATGTTATTGATGGTCAGCTCTCTAAGCTAAACATTGGCTTGGATGACTGCATGCGCCAGGCATTAATTTCTTTTATACATTCCGTAGGTTGGGGATCTTTTCTTTATAGTCGCGTAATTGACTGTATTGAACACGAAGACTTGGCCGCAGCAGCCGAAGAAATTGGTCGTTGGATTTTTGATGAAGAACATCGCATTATCGGTGGCCTCCTGGATCGTAGGCGAGAAGAAATTGGTCTATTCATCCAGGAAACAGATACAACCTCTGCCTTTCTTGCTGACATTTTGCTTGCCGCTTTCCGCAACTACACAGCAGCACCCAAGCAAGTGCAAGCGATTAGGCAGTTGGAAGAACGGATAAGTCCGTATGTGTTGTCAGAATTTGTCAACGCATTTCAAACTGATGATACCAATTGGGTCGACTATCCTTCCGATGAGCTAGATTCTTTATTTAACAGCTGGTCTTAGAATACTCTCATTGAAGCCATGAAAACAGGGATGGAACGCTCATCTGAACCCAGGGAGTTTGAACTGCCTTTAGAACTTCAATTTGCCATGCGCAAAGCAGAGCTTCAGGCCGAGGAGATGACCTGGGACCAACTGTACGCCGCACTTTTAAACCTCTATCACCAGCGACTAATGGAGTGGCATGCAGTCAAGGATATCCTGGAGAATGAAAACATCAAGCTTGACTTTGATGTACCCACTGATTTGGAGCTAGCAGAACTCGCCGCCGCATGCGTATACGACGACGAGGATGATGACGACGAAGAAGAGGCTATTCCTTTTTAATTTTCGTCAAACATTATTAAACGATCAAGATAAAAACGTGCCTTCTTCAGTGATTCTGTCCCGCCTTTATGGCGCTCACGCCAGATATACTTGGCAATATTCCCTTTTAAGTAACCTCGGTACTCTTCTGGTGTCTGCTGCGCTTCAATTGCCTCGATGCACTCAATCATCCCCTCGGTGTAATGCGGCGGATGATTAACTAGATCAGGTTGTAACTCAGGGCGATAAGGTTTTGTTGCCCATGGAACTGGACAAACCCCATCTTTACAACCGTTGTCTTCTATCGGGTCAAACCACGGCGCTTTTGTGACAGCAGTTGTTCCTGCTCCATCTTGTCCGCTGATGGCAAAGTAAGCAGCAGTGTCTTGGGCATTGGTGCTGCCCCTGGATAACGCGTCACTGCTTCCTCCATCGAAGGAATGTAACCTGTCATCCCCGGCCTCTGGCTTTCCAGCGCAGGATTCCCTTCCAACTGAAGGTTCGTCCGCTCCATTCCTTGCTCGCATAATGCTAAGCCCCTGTTGTACATGTCATACAAGGGTACATCATTTTCTTCGTTATCGAGAGGGCCACCAAAATCTTCTTCACTGAGACAGCGGCATCTAATTTCGTCTTGAACGAAGCTATCTAAGAATCCAGCAGCGCCGTGCATGGCTATATACGACTTAAATTTTCTCAATTACAATACTATCATGGCAAGATTTTACGACCCTCGTCAAGGTAAAGAGAACGAGCCGTTTGATACACGGATCGGTAATAAGGGGCGTCTTCAATATGACCCAAGACACGACTCTGGAACCTCTGGTGCTGAATCATCAGACTTGCGTCCTGAGCAGGCTTACGACACTGATCTTCGCCGCGTAGAACCCGATGAACGACGTGCAGTTGAATCATTAAACGATAAGCAAGATCAAATTGCTAAATACTTTGCGGCTGCCAGGAGTGCTGGAAAGTTTCGCCAGAAAGCTGCCGTTGACGAACCAACGATTCGTGGCAAGACCCCCAGGACAGAAGCCAATATTGCTGGTACCACACTCCCAAGCATGGGTGACAGGATCGGTAAAGCCGGTAGTACCAACTACTCTGATGGCCCGCAACGCTTTTCCGGTTCCTTCAGGGGTTTCTTTTAGCCGTGGCGACTGTTATAAGCTTCAAGTTCTAAAGAATCTTGAAGTTGTTCAAACATGTCTGCAAGCATGTTAAGTACCCACTGCACATCATCACTACGGTATCGAGACAACCGTTTGGAAATCTCTTCGTTTTCCTGGTAAATCACTGAACGAGTCAGGATTTCCAAAATGTCAAGCTTTTTTTCTACATCCATTTGTCCGTTTTTCCTGCATTAGTTAAACTTGAGAGAAGACAATTTCCTTCTCTTGGTTTTGATACTTACCCTTTCGATCTTGGTAAGTAACTTCACAAGGATTACCGCGATAGAACAACAGTTGTGTAATCCCTTCATCAGCATAGATCCGATTAAATAAACCGGTACAATTACTGATTTCCAAAGTTAAATAACCTTCCCATCCAGATTCTGCTGGGGTAATGTTAACCAGAATCCCCGACCGTGCATATGTAGATTTACCGACTGCAACAACAGTTACATCACGGGGAAGTTTTAGACGCTCTTGTGCAACACCTAAACAGTAACCATAAGGGGGCAGCATAAAATACTGACCCTTCTCATCTTCTAGTAATTCTGATTCACACAGAATTTCAGGATTGAATTCTTTTGGATCACATTCACCAGCTTGAATGCGGCCAAAGATTAAACATTGTTTAGGTGACAAACGGATGTCATACCCATAGGAACTTAGCCCATAACTCAAGATGCGAGTTCCATCTCGTTCACTGACAAGATGATCTTTAAAGGGAGTAATCATGTCTTTGTTCTGAGCCAAATACTTGATTTCCCAATCAGCCAGGATGCTCATTGCTGCGTAGAATCGTCTTTCAGTCTACAAAACCTAGCAGAGGATCCGGCCTTTTTCTCCGTAAATATCAATGAATTTTTGTACGGCATTACCAGAGTCATCCATTGGTGGTAAGTAAACCAAAAACGAAGTGCAAGTCTTGTGTCTGTCAATACCTTTACTGGTATTCTTAACCAATGTTGGTGCGGTTTTCAAAATACAGACGGGAAAGTCAAAGATTTTTTGTTCATACCGAATCATGTCCGGGCAGTTGGTAAAGTACAAACCCTGCTCAACTTCACGATTGAACCATGAACGATACAACTTTCGAAACCAGACAGCATGAGAAGAAACCAAAGTTGGAGACGAAGCCCTAGTCATCTTCCACTTATCATTTTTCTTATCGCGGAAGTATGCTCCCCCTGGGGGAAACAAGTAGACACGTCCGTACCACTGCTGAGCATTTAACCCGTCATCTAGTGGAGTAAAAAACTTTTCAGCTTCAACATATTCATTAGCAACCTTGGAACTTGCAACATCTAGTTCAATTCCATTTAGCAGAGCATGCGCAGAAGATACTAAGTCATAGCTGGTAATCAACTCAAGATCTTCTTTGCGACTACGTATGTCATGAATAGCCATTACTTTTCAGTAGTCTTGTTATAGTCTATTTCCAAATAGCGAATGCCATCTGCATCGTTAATGATATAACCTGCTTTTTCAGTTGGATCAATCTTTTGTGCGGCTTGAAGAATACGACGAAAACTTTCTGCTAGGTCACCGTCATTACTACGTTCAGATTCTTCTTGTGCAGAGTGAATTTCTTTTAAGGTCAAAAAAAACATAGAACGTTCCTTACTTTCTGGCTGGAACACCATGACGCCAGGCCCTTCACACTCCCACATTTTGTAGTATTGCTCTCCCATGTCACCAAGAATTAACTTAATGGTGGCATCAAGCATCTTGGCTTTGGTTGGATCCAGGTCTGGACCAATGACCGAAGCAATTAATTGTTCACGTTTTTTCATTTTTCTAAAAGACCTTGCCGAGTTAAAGATTCTAGAAGTTTAGGGAGGGGTTTATACAAGACTACAAGCTTGCCCAGGTTACCACGTTTCTTAACCAACTTTCCCCTTTCGTCTCGCACTTTATCAAATTCACCGGAGCGAATTAAATATTCAGCAACACATCTCAGGCGCCGCTTTAAAGGCAACTCGGCCAGCGGGAATTTACCACAGATGGTATCCGGTTGCATATCTTTAAAGGCAATACGTAACCTATTTGCCAAAGTCATATTGGAATTGGCGTCTTCTTCTTCATAATTTTTTAAGTTTTGCAAGTAACGCTGCAAGCATAAAGTGTCGAACGACCCACTGGGAGGTAAAAAATCCATAACTTGAAGTTGCAAGGATTCCGACAACAGTTCATCCCAGTTCTCAACTGTTATGGAATCAATACAAATCCCTTGGAAGCGGTGAGCCATCATCACAATTTTCCTTCAGTAGTGCTTTGATACAAAGGTTTTAACTTGTGAAAATCACTATCTACCACAGGCCTATCTTTGGAAAATGAACGAACTAAATGATTCCAGGGTATACGAATTACAGCGCGTTTACTGCTGTCAGGACAAACATTAATGTAGTGAACCCCCTCAAGCCATCCTTTATCTGCATTTTTACGACCTGTTGCCATCCAATTGCGAATAGTTTGATCAGATACGCCAAGTCGCCTGGAGCATTCATCAGTTGAAATGTACTCGTCTGCAAAAGCTTCTGGATTTAAAAGGTTGGTTTCGTTGTTCTGATAACGGCTATGCCACATGGATCCTAAGATATTTCTAATGCCTTTCAACTCGTAAGCAACATCTTCTAATCCTTTCCTAATTCCAAAAGAAGCCATACGTCTACAAATCTTTTTTATATGTTAGTGTATGGGGAAACGTTTTGTCATGTAAATGGAAGAGCAACTTACTCCCAGCACACCTGCCCCGGCCCCAATCCCTCAAGCCATGCCGAGCATCACGCCAGAAATACTGGAACAAATGAAGGCGCGTGCCAGGGAAGCAGCAATTCGTACCGCAATGCTACAACGACAACCAGCCACTGGTGCTCCTTTGCAGGAATCAACAGCTTTTCAACCGCAGCCACAAGTTGTATACGTGCGTAGAAATTTGACTGTTGCTGAGTTAATCGTAACTGTCTTCTTGGCTTGTGGAATTGTTCTAGGTGTCCAAGCCGGTTGGAATCTAGGTACCAAATTCTTACCTAGAATTGAAGTCAAGATTAAATGACTTGGACACAGATCGCCTATAATTTATTTTATGGGGTTTTTGTGATTAAATAGGTGGCCAACAGGCGTATATCTGAATTACCCGTTTTAGAAGGCATTGATCTTGACAATGCTGATCTTTTGACGGTTGTTCATGTAAGCGAAGTTGACCCAGGGTTAAAAAATAAAAAAATTCAAACGTCCGAATTCCGTACGTATTTAAACGGTTATTACCTAACGCTGACGGGTGGTACGGTTGGTGGCAACTTAGTAGTTGCTACCGGCCTTACAGTTTCTGGTACGTCAACCTTAAACAATCTTACGGTAAGCGGCACGGCTACCTTTGCAACTTTTGTAATTAGTAACCTTGCAGTTGCTAATACAATCAGTGGCAATGTCATTACAGGCAACACTGTACAAGCTACAAGTTTTGCTGCAGTTACCGGTAATATAACTACGTTTAATACAAATTTAATCACTGCTGCTCAAGCAACAGTCACTAGTGGCAACTTTACTTCTCTAAGTGGTACTACAATTACCGGTACTACTTCCAATGTAACCAACTCTAATTTTCAAACGGCTTCTGGTGTAACAGTCATAGGTGGTACCATAAGCGGTACGGTTGTTACTGGTAATACAGGTAGATTTACAACGGTCACTGGTACGACTGGTAATTTTAATAGGATTACAGCAGACTCTGGTGTCATCACGTCCTTATCTGGACAAACAATAACAGCAACCAGTGGAAACATTGATTATGTCAGTGGTATCACTGTTGTTGGTGGTACCGTAAGTGGTACGGTTGTTACGGGTAACACCGGTAGATTTACAACGGTCACTGGTACAACTGGTAATTTTAATCAACTTGCAATTACCTCAGGCGTCATTACGTCTTTATCTGGACAAACCATAACGGCAACTAGCGGAAATATTGATTATGTTAGTGGTATTAGTGTCATTGCTACTGATAGCCTTTTAGGCGGCACATTTTCCGGTTTGCAATACAAAGTATCAGGTAACATAACGGTTATTGATACTTCTGGTGGTGTCAGTCCGTATGGACAATTTAGATTTCCTGCTTCCCCAGGTCTTAACAACTACATTCTGACGAGTAATGGGGATGGGACCACGATGTGGCGCTCAACCTCATTTCCTAGCCAAGGTATTATTCTTGAAAGCATTATTGTAATTTCAGTTAATACCACAATTACCAATGGTAACCATGGTTTGTCCGTTGGTCCAGTTACCGTTGCATCTGGTGCTGTCGTGACAGTTCCCTTTGGTTCTAATTGGGCAATTGTTTAACTTCTGTTATTATTAGTAGTATAAAGAACGAGTAGTACCATGCCTTACGGTGGAGTTAAAATTGATAATATTACATTTACCAATGCTGGCGTTGATGCAAATGTTACGGTTTCAGGTTTGTATGCAGGTATTACGTCCGGCATAACTGTTACTGGTACAGTATCCGGTAATACAATTCAAGGTCAAACAATCTCAGGTGTTACCGTAACAGGCACAACATCTAATTTTGCTTCCGGTGTATTTACTACACAATTATCAGGAGCCACAATCACTGGTACTACAGGTAACTTTACCAGCCTTACAGCTGTTACTGGAACATTTACAACTAGATTATCGGGCGCAACTATTACCGGTAATACAGGACAATTTACAAATATCACTGGTGTTGCTATTGGAGCAACAACTGTTACTGGTACTACCGTAACGGGTACAACGGCTAACTTTGTTACTGGTGTATTTACTACTCAACTCTCAGGCGTAACTGTCACAGGTACTACTGCAAGTTTTACCAGTGGTGTATTTACCACGTTAACTGGAGGAACAATTAATACAGCATCTTTTAACGCTGCAAGCCTTGCCATTGGCTCTGGTTCTGTTACTGCACCTTCTTTTTCTTTTTCAGGAGACTCAAATACAGGGCTTTACACACCATCAGGAGATGTTTTTGGTATTACAACAAGCGGTACAGGTAAGCTCACAGTTGATAATACAACTGCCCCAGTAAAAGAAGTTTACTCCGGCACTTTTTACCCAATTGCAACTCAAGTTGATGTTGGTACAGATGCAAATCAAATTCCATTAAATCAATATCTAGGTTCAATGGCGTTTCAAGATTCTGTTTCTGTTTCTGTTGGAAGGTTGTTAGCTAATGGGTTAAGTGGAATTGGTTATACAATAGGTGCTGGCTCGGCAGTAACTCAAGCCACGTCACGCACAACAGGAGTTACAATCAATGCGCCTACCGGTTCTATTACATTAGTATCAGCAGCAGGATCAATTGTTTTTCAAACATTTACAGTAACAAACTCTGCTGTTGCTGCCACTGATGTGATTGTCATTTCTCAAAAATCTGGAACGGATAAATATGCTATATGGATAACTACCGTAGCTGCTGGTAGTTTTAATATTACATTTGCTACACTGTCAGGCACAACAACAGAACAGCCCGTATTTAATTTTGCGGTCATAAAAGCCGTTAACTCCTGAGGTTATTAACCATGACTATTAAAGCTCTTTTTCCATCTACTGGTCCTAGCCTAAATTTAAATTTTGCTAGGACTAAAGCCCTGGATCCTAGAATTACATTTACACGGGCATCAACAGGTACCTTTACTGATGCCAATGGTCTGATACAAAGTGCTGCTGTTGATACAGCAAGGTTTGATCACGACCCCGCAACGGGGGAAAGTCTTGGGCTGTTGGTGGAGGAGGCGAGGACGAACAGCTTTATTTATTCCAATACATTTACTGACGCTAGCTGGGGACAGACAGTTGGCACTACTATTACACGCAC